GCCCATGAGCAAGTTGAATAGATAGAAGCTGTGTGTTCACCATCTACTGCTGTGGCTTGCCAATGGCAGGTCTGCACAAATCCTGTGGCGATATCTCTGTCCAAAGTGCTAATAGTCCAGTTTACTGTGGTCATGTTAATTTCCTTTAAATTCTGGCGTGTTTGCCGTGATACAAAAGTCTTGCTTCATCTGCCACCAAACTTGCAAGGTCTAAATCTTTAAAAGTTCCCAAATGAATTACTTTTCTATTTATTTGAACTCTAGCAATCCACTTGTTTTCTCTTTTACCCCAAACAACACCTTTAGTTCCTGATGTGTTGTGAGATGGCAATTTTGAGTTACAAGCATTTAAAGACTTGTTAGATTCTCTTAAATTATCAATAGCGTTATTTTCTGAGTTGCCATCAATATGGTCAATCAACTTAGGGATGTGTCCATGTTGCATTAAGAAAATAATTTGGTGCGTGTAATAAAATTTACCATTCAAGCTAAGTTTTTTATATCCATGCCCTGAATTTGCACCTGCTTCTGGGTCAGTTTTAAACTTGCCACTTCCTCTTGAACATTTCCTGTAAAACAGCTTTCCGTCCCTGTACTCAAACAGTCTGTGCGCTTCATCTTGTGTCAAGGTCATGTCAGTCCTTAAAGATTAGCGGCATCAAGTCGTGCCTTGAGTGATTGGATTAGGGCTTGTTGTTCTTGGATGGCGGCAGTCAATGTAGCCACCAAGAATGACACATCAATGCCTTGATATTGTGGGTTGCCATCAGCATTTACGGCATCTTTCTCACCTGTCACAGCGTTTGGCACAATTTCAGCTAATTCGTGAGCAATAAAACCCTCACCATTGGAGTTGTCAGCGTTCCATTTATATGTGACTGGCTTAAGTAATGCCACTTTAGCCAATGCACCTGTCATTGGTGCAATGGTATTCTTTAGGCGGTAATCAGATGAAGTGTTATAGGCAGTTGCAGAACCACTTATTGAGATACTTCCAATTGCGCCATTAGGATTGCGAAAGACCATTGCGTTTGTTGAGCCTGTTGCGCTTGAACTTACGCTAATACCATTAGAAGTACCATAAATTGCCGCTACAGTAAGTTTTGCACTATCAGTTGCTGACGTTGTATTTACGCATACGTCACCCGCTGACGTTATTCTGGCTCGTTCTGTCTCACCAGTTTGAAAAGTTAAAGTTCCGTAAACAGAGCTAAGAGTTGTGATGCTATTTGTCGAGTCAATATTAAAATATGCTTTACGAACTCCAGATGCATATAACTCAAATGCTTTATATTGACCAGTTCCATCAACCGACATTGCCACACTACTAGTGGAATACAAGCTGATTTTCCCGTTTGCGGTTGTAGTACCAACAAGCAAATTCCCACTTGCATCCAGAGTCATCGCCTGAGTAGCAGTAATAGTTCCCCCTGCTGTACCTGATGGGGCTATAAACCATTTATGCTGACCAGTTTGTTGCGCATATTCAGTTGCGTAATCAGTCCCAATATAAATGCGGTTTGTGCCGTTGTAATATGTATTGGAACTAAAGTGACTGTTGTTTGTACTTGTTGACCAAATAGCAGTATTACCAACTTGAGATGCAGTAAAACCACTCCAAGCACTCGGAGTAACTCCCACGCCTAGATTGCCCGAGGAGTCGAGCAACATTTTTTGAGATGTGCCTAAATAAAACGACAGATTTGCGGTAGCTTTACCCGCATAAATAATTCCATCATATAAATTGCCAGAACCTATAACTGCTTTATATGAGCCAAATACAACTTGGTCTGTTCCATCACCGCATGATAAAAATGTTCCAGATGTTGCAACTTGTGTGTTTATATTTCCACGAACATCAAGTTTGTAGCCAGATGCAACGCTAGTTGTACCAATACCCAACCCTGTTGAGGTGAGGCGCATACCTTCTGCCGCCCCAACTAGACCAAACTGCATACCGCTAGTTGCATCAACCTCAATACGACCTGAGTAAGCAGAATCAGCCGCATTTCTAAACGACACAGAAGATGCGCCGTCACTTGTACGACCGATAAGCCACAAGTGATTGCTAGAGGCTGTGTCTTTAACTACCAACTTTCCTGCCGCAGCAGAAGTAGCACCAACAAATAAACTTGTGCCATCAAACTGAAGCGCAGAGCCACTTGTCACAACCTTTGAACCATTGAGATAGGTTACTCCGTTGGCTGTGCCTCCTGAGAATGTGGGGTTTGCTGAGAACGATGATGTGCCGGTCGATGTCAATGTACCGGCCACAGCCAAAGTCTTGCCAGAGCCAACATTAAGGCCCACTGATGTGCCAGTTCCACCGGCAGTAAAGATTGCATCAACACTGTCCAGATCGGTGTTGATCTTCGTTCCCCAGGTATCAGTGGATGCACCGACTTCTGGTTTGGTCAGTAATAGGTTTGTTGTGGTTGTATCTGCCATTTAAAGCTCCTTTTAGACTGGTGTCCAAGTCTCTGAATTATCCCCGATTGTGGTCCAAGTTTCTGCACTGTCGCTGATGGCCGTATAAGTTTCTGCCGTGTCGCCAAGCACAGTCCAAGTCTCTGCCGTATCGCTGATTGCCGTATAAGTTTCTGCCGTGTCTGGGATTGCACCCCAGCCAAAGCCAAAGATTGTGCCGACCGACCCAGTGGCCGCATTGCCAGTGATTTCCACTGATATGACATTGACAACACTTCCCACAGCTGCTGTGGCAGTGTTGCCGGTGATAGCTTGAAATGTAATGACCTCACTGGGCATCGTTTCCACAGCACCCGTGGCCGTGTTGCCGGTGACTGCCTTGCTGACTGAAACACCCAAAGAGTCGATAGCGCCAGTGGCCTGATTTCCTGTGATCTCAAATGCAATGCCTGGCACTGCCGTGCCAGCCGCTGCCGTGGCCGTGTTGCCTGTGACTGCCTTACTTAATTCTGGGGCTAACGTACCAGCTGCGCCCGTGGCCGCGTTGCCGGTAATGGCAATGCTTATTGCGATAGTGACTGTGCCGACATTGCCGGTGGCAATGGTCCCATCCTCTTGGACTGATGTATTGGTCAGCAGCGTGCCGACAGCACCAGTGGCCGTGTTGCCACTGATGACAACATTGCCTATGCCGTAGACACCAAGGCCGTAATAGCCCGTTCCATAAGCAGCCATGCCGCTGCCCCTTTATTTAAGCGATCCGGATCAGGCCGGTGCTTGCGTCATTGACCGGCATGGTCAGGGTGAACGTGCCAGCTGTGACTGTCTGTGATCCAAACGTGTGGACACTGACAGCCTTATTGCTTTGCGTGCTGTTATATATTAAGACCGCATTGAATGCCGTGGTCAGAGTGACAGTCGTGTAGGCAATGCTGGCGCTAGGGGTCACAAAGGCTGTCGTGCCGCTGGTGCTTGGCGCAGTGCCAAACGTCACAGTCGCACCGCCTGCTGTGTAGCCAGTGCCTGACACCTCATTGGTGGCGCTGTAGGCTGTGGTTGTCGCATTGACTGTGGCAGTGTCCACATACAGTGCAGCCTTGAAAGTGTCGGCAGCAGTCGAGCCGCGGGTCACGCCAGTGCCAAAATTGTGGTGGCCGACCAGCAGCTCACCCTTAAAACTTGTACACATTGCTTGAGTGTTAGCCATATCAATCCTTAAATTGCTTGGGTTTCGCCTTCGGCAAAAACACCTCGTTTTAAAACCATATTCACAGACCGGTGGACTAATTCGCCATCAAGCCAATACTCAACCCAGCCCGTTGCCTCGGTATCGTTGTCAATGGACCCCTCGCGCTTCTCAAGCAAAGAGTCATCCATGTCGCCTTTTGTCGTTGTCACAATCATTTTTTTACCCAAAAGTCTTTGCACGGGTCAACAATGCACCACCAGAAGATGCACCGCGATCATCGGCAGTTTGTGAATCGTTCAAGGCTCGCTCATAGAGTGTTGCCCATGTCTGGATTCTCGCATCATCTTGCAAGTATGGTGCAGCCTGGAGCAATGCTCCATACAGATAAATGTCTGGGTTTGATGTCAAAAGCCAGTTGGTCGTGTTGCTAGTTGATAACTTTGACAACTTGGCGTAATAGGTCAGCTCAATCGTGTAATTGCTGTCTGGTGTTGGGACAATACGAAACTGGCCACCAACAATGCCAAAAAATTTTGGTTTGCCACTGGCCGTGTATTTGGTCATCTCATTGTCCAAGGCATCAATGCTCAAAAACTGCAATGGGGTCTGGGGATTTGTACTTGTGAGCTTGAGAGATTTGGTCTCCAAAAAGTCAGCAGGCACAGCGCCATATTGCGCATCAAAATACGCATTAGCCCTGACGATCATCTGCCTGGTGCGCAGTGTTCTTTCAACTTGTGCCTCGGCCAGAGAGATAAAGTCAGGAATGACAGAAGTCAGGTCGGCTCGGTTAAGCCAGTCACCAATGGATGTCTTCAGTTCCGCGTATGTAGTCAGTGCCATTATTGGGCCTCTTTTTCCATCTCTTCTTTCACAATCCAAGTGTGTTCATGGCGGAATTCAAACGTGCCAATGTGGCCAATTTCCTTTGAGACATCATGGTCAATGTAGACCTTGTAACCCAGCTCTTGAGCTTTCTTACAAAAGAACACATCCTCACCCATGTAGCCTCTGGTGGTCTGCCACGGCATATCAAACCATGGCTCGCTCATGCCCTCAAACACCTCGCGCTTGATCAGCATTATGCCCGTTCCAATGCTTCCCACCTCTTCCAATCCAGTGGATTCTGGCATGGTATAGACCACCTGGCGCTTGCCATTCTCGTCATAGTTCTGAGCTGTCGGGCCAGTCGGCATTCTTCTCCTGGCACAGTTGGCAGCCACAATCTCTTTGTCGTGCTTCAGCAGCCGCTGGACCATGTCCTGTGGAAACGTCATGTCCGAGTCAATGAAAAGGATATGGGTGCAGCCTTCTTTCATGGCATCCAAGCAAAGGTCAGCCCTTTGGTTTTGGATGATTGTGCCTTGCATCAATTTCAGACTGATAGCGTCTTCAGTGTTGAGTGTGTGATACGCCACCATATTCACCATGCAGTAGGTGTAATTTGTGTGGACCTGATCACGGGCCGGTGTGCAGACTGCAATGTAATTCATACTTTCCCAGGGCGAGTTCTAAAAAATTGGTTGTCGCTGTCGTTGAGCCAGCGCTTCATGTACTCTTGGTCATCGATCTTGCCCTCGGCCTTCATCTTGTAATAAAGGGATTCAGGGATGGATGCAATTAAATGCCATTCACCATTCCAGTTGGCTTTCTCATCTGTAGCGTTATAGATGGCCTTGTTGGCGTCAATCACCGCTGTGACATCTTGTTGGGTCTCAATGGTCACATCGCCAGTTTCTGGGTTTTCATGCCAGATTCGTTTGATGCCTTGATCTTTGTTTTCGCTAAATAGTCTTTTGTGAATCATGTTAAAAAAAGGGCCAAGTTTCCCTGGCCCTTTCAGTTTGCTTCGATTAAGAAGTGATCAAGTCAGCGGCCAAACCATGGGCCAACTCAGAAGTCACCTTGTGACCCCATTCCACGATCAGCATACGCTTTTCAGCATCGCCAGTCTTGGCCAATTCGACTTGCTGATAAGGGCGCAGCATAGTCATTTTGGCGTAGTCAGGATCGATAACCCATGCATCACGCTCACGTTGGAAGCGGTTTGCAATCACTTGCACATTGCCGAAATCACTGCATCAATGTTAAATGAGATTCGCTATTCTCTCATCCCTCTTTCGAGGCTACCAGTTACCTGGTAGATCAGACTATCTCTTCACCCTCACTTTGAGGGGCTGGGCACTTCGGACCGCTTGGTCCTACGAGGCTCTCACCTCTAGTCGTTACACCTTCCGATTTCTCGGCTTGGCTCGGTATTGTCCTCTGTCCGGCCTGACAGTTAGGAGGTTCACCGAATTCACCCAGTTACAAATAAGCATTACTGCTTATCGACGCCATTAGTTAACGTAGATATCGACAGCGCCCACGAGGGTTGCTGGCTTTGCGCCTCCATCAATGTTGAAACGGCTGGATGCGATACCAGAGAAACCTGATACGCGCTGTTTGTTAACAGGACCGCACATCAAAATCTTAGGTGTACCACCTTGTGACCACACTTTTTGAATCACATTCTTGAGAATGGTTTCAGTAAATGTGCGCACTGTGCCATCTGTACGGGCGCTGTTTGGCAGCGTTGTATAAGATGGATCAGTACCATTGGTCTGCTTATCTGTGTTCGTCTTGATATACGCACCCAAAGAAGCAGTCACACGGGCAGTAGTTGAATCACCAGCGACAGCAATACCACCATTCAACATCACGAATTCTTGGTCGCGACGTAATTCCGCGCCCCTTTTCGCGATTTGATAGGCCAGCTCACTGCGACGCCCTGCCTTGTTAACCACTTCTTCAGTGGCTGACAAGATGATTGTCTTGCGTGAAATCTGGCAGTAGTTTTGCATACGCACAGTTGCAGTCACAGCGTCATACGATGCGACATCGTCACCCTCTAACTGGGCATTGGCAGCAGCTGCGGCCAATGTATCTGTCTGATATTCAAACAGAGCATTGGACACGTTTTCACGGCCAATGTTTGAAGCATAGGGCGTTTCTTCAGGAGCTATATTTGTAATAATATTGCTCAAATCTTCCCGAATACCCTTTGCAGAGTAAGTCAGGAATGTGTTACTTACGATAGTCATAATTTCCTCATTTCAATAAA